AGTTTTTCAATAGACTCAAGGTCAGCAACATCCCCACTCTTTGCATAAGTTGCAATACTTGATGGAGTATATTTACCAGAACGGATAAGTTGTTGCAATGGGTCAGCCGCTTGTCTTTCACGAGTTCTTTGTTGAATTAAAGCTAAATCACCAGCCGCTTTACGAGCATATTCTGCTAGTTGACCAGCAGCTACTGTGTCACCAGATTGCGCCGCCATCTGTGCGCCACGCATGATGGACTCGGGATCATTCATGTCAATCTGCTTTGCCAAGGCATTGCGTTGACTAATCAGACGCATCTGTGGGTCTTCAGCACCAAGCAATCCACCTACAACATTGCCCAGTTTATTTGCACCATAGAAAATAGATGTGCGAGCCGCCTCCATTGGACTCATTTGCCCAAAAGCAGCCGCTCTCTGTAATGCTTCAGCATCTCTTTGTTGCTGATATGACTCTGGAGTCATGCCAAACAATCCTTGAACGATATTTTCTGCCATGATTATTCCCAACCTTGTATTGCTGATTGTTTATATCCGCTAGAAATGGCTGTAGGGTTGCTACCTCCCATCCAATTAGCTAACCCTTGTGCTAAAAGCGGATTTTGACCAATACCTTGAAATGCAGTAGCCCAAGGATCAAACTGACCTGCTTGAGCAGTTCTTGCCGCATTAATGCCACCATAAAGCAACGATTGACCAGCTTGTGCGCCAGCAGTAGCGGCCCTACCACCCAACTGTGCACCAATATCCAAAGGAGACTGACCCAATGACTCTATTCCTTGAGTGGCATTCAAATAAGACTGGAATGGAGATAATGCGCCAACTTGACCTTGTTGATACTGACCCATCAAGTTAGCACCCTGACCGAACAAACCAGTTCCAAAAGCAACTTGTTGCTGACCAGCTTGCTGTGCACCAGCAGCCAATTGAGCATCTTGTTGAGCCAAAGCGTTGTAATACGCTTCCATCTCAGGAGATGATGCGCCTAAACCAGCACCGCCACTAGGTCTTTGTCCAGTAGCGCCTACAGATAACCCACCACGGCCTGTATTAAACAATTGATTCTGTAGTTGAGAGAATTGACGCTCACGACTTGGTGCAAGCAAATCTTGCTGTTTAGCCATGTATTGTTGAGCAACTTGCTCTGGAGACTGAGCCAAATACTGTTGACCCAACCCAAACAAGCCTTGTGCGGCCTGTTGAAGCGGTGCATATTGCTGTTGCGCTCCTTCTGCTTGAGCCAGTCCACCAGCACCCATTGCCATTAACCTATCTTGATAGGCTTTTAACTCTGGTGAGACTGTATAACCAGCACTTGATAGATTACCAGATGGATCAAATCCAAACTGAGATGCACCAAATCTGGTTGTTACGCCAACAGGACGAAACTTTGCCGCATCAGCCGCAATTCGTGCCGCTTCAATTTGGGCTTGAGCAGAGGCATTTGCCGCATTGCTAGAGGACTGGCCTCCCATCATGCCACCTAACAGGCTTCCTCCAACTGATATTGCTGGTGCTATCCAAGGCATATTATTCTCCTTCAATCAAAATAGAATCCACTTTTGACGGGTCTTTTTCGTCAGTGGCATGAACACAATACCAAACTACATCAGTAATGGCCTTAACGCCATGACTCTCTCCAGCTTTTATATCAATACAAGCAGGAGATTCAATAATCTGAATGTCACCATCTTTAACAATTACAACTTTACCTTTGGCAAGAACACCAAAATGGGAATAGTTATGCTTATGTTGTACAAGCATTTTCCCCGCACTAATGTGCGTTTCTTTGGCATATAAACCATCAGTAAAGTGATGAGTAATCATGCAGTCCTCTTCCACATATATACAGTGATATATGGTTGATAGTTGGCGTTTGTTCCTGAAGAACCAGTTGTGCTATTAGACACAGAAATACCAGTGCTTGCAGCAGATGTGGTTAAAGTTGTTGCGTCAGATAAGTTAGAACCGCCTCCTGGGGGACCATATCCACCATTACTGGTTCTTCCTGCAAATGTATGTTGGTGAGTTGGGTCTGTAACTGTTGCAGTGTGGGTGTGGCTAACAGTAATTGCATCTGCGCTACCACCAGTTTCTTCTGCGGTATCAAATAGTGCATTTCCTGAGTTAAAGCCCACCATGACACGACCAGCACCAAATGCAGTCCATGTACCAAAACCAAGTGAAGTACCAGGATTAGTGCTTGATGTAGCGTTGGTATAGATAGAACCAACTGGATAAATTGCAGATAATGCTGCTTGCACAAATGCCGTAGTTGCTAATGCAGTTGAACTATTGCCATAACTTTGAGTAGTTGCAACAGTTCCCGTAGGCAATGTTGGCGTACCAGTAAAAGTAGGGCTTGATAAATCTGCCTTGGTTGAAATGGCAGTAGCAATATTGTTGAATTCTGTGTCAATCTCAGCGCCCTTGACAATCTTTAGCGCATTACCAGAAGACAAATTGTCCTTGGTTGCAAAGTTTGTACTCTTTGTGTAATCTGACATAGTATTTTCCTTTAACTCAGTTTTCCATTTTTGGCTTGAATTTCAATCTTCTGAATCGACAATGGAGTTCCATTTATGTCAGACTCATAACCTGTTTGAACAACCTTGCCAGTTCCTGTTGCAGAAACAGTCAATGTCTGTAAAGCAACACCAGCAGAATAGTATGCAACTGTTGTGGCATTAGCCCCATACTCAGCAATGCCATAGTACGCAACACCTTGCGTTGGTATTGATGCGTTATCAGATAAGTAGTTGGTTTTGAAATCAAATCCCCACTTAAATGTAACTATTTGACTTGTGCCACCAATAACAACAGTTGATATTTTCTTCAAAATAGAAGTTACATTCTGATTGCCAAGATCAGCATGGTTTGTGTAATACAACATACGATAAGAAGACGAATGGTCTTGATAGGTGTTATACAAACCTACATAACCATTCTTACCAATGTACAAAGTCCCATCTCTACGAGATACAAAAGATGTTGGTGTAATTGAGTCCCAAGTCGTTACCCTAGCCGCACCATCGGGCAAATATGCCTTAGTATCAAAACACCAAGTTGTATCAATGCTAGGAGTTGTCAACAGGTAAAACGCTTCTCTTTCAGAGTAAACAGATTTAATGTTTGTTAATGTCTCGCCAGCAATAGCACCCATCAAGTCATTGCGAATATTCTTTGATAAGTCTCTTTCAGGAGCAGACTTCTCTTGAATTGTTCTCATCAATGATCTAACGCCAGAATTAGACAAGAACAAAACATCAGTGCTAGTGGTCTGAATGCTATCTCTAGCAATGCAACCAATGCCTTCAACAGTGTCACTGATAGACATCGTTGATGGAGATGTTGCGCCCTGATACACAAGAATCTGCCGCTTACCAAAGATAAACAAGAACCCGTTATGAGCCGCCAAACCAGTTATCTGGTCAGCACCATTAACCCATACATTGTTTACATTCAATGAGCCAGCAGTTCCTGTTGACCATACATGACCAGAAATTAAGTCGCTGAAGTAAACAGTTGCATTTACAGATGTAGTATTTGCCGCCCACAATCTACCAAAGGCAGAAATACAAATGTCAGCATCAGGAACAGTGGCTGCATATCCAGTTTTCTCACTCACACGCCTATATGTTGTGGTACTAACAGCGGGATCATAAATCAATGGATTATGACCAGACTGGAAGAAATATGTGATGCCATTCAAAGATGCACACTGCCAATTACTTGCTGTTATGGTTGGAGCAGTACCCCCTCCCCCATAGGTAAGTTCAGTTACAGTATTTGTAGAACTCAGTTTGAAAATCTTGTTATTTCCAGCAAATAAGACAGTCAAAGTTCCATCAGCAACTACTAACTCATGGATAACCTTTACATCATTTGCGCCAAGGTTTCCAGAAGATGCGTTAACTCTTGACCATCCCTTGCGTGATCCAACACGACCATACTTGTCAATGATGCAGTTTGTTGCAACCAATGCAAAACCAGCATTCAAATCCAGAGGCGAATCTTGTGTATTCAACCCATAGAAACCTGGGGCTGAGATAGAAAAGACTTGTATTTGCTGAGTCATTGGGCAACAAACTCTTGGTTTTCAGGATACCGACTACCTTCCAAAGCTATATAGTCTGAAAGCATAGATCGGAATAATGAATAAGCCTCAGATGAAGACAGTCCACCATCTTCACCACGATCAACTAATGCCCTTGCATAAGCGCCTTGGGCAACAACTACATCAGGCACAAGAATAACAGTGCTATCAGCCGCCAATGCAGCCTGTGGAATAGCCAAAGCAAACATGATGCTATAAACACCATCTGGCCTTGGATATAGCGTTACCTTGGTGTCATAACTAGAATCTACACCTTCAAATATGTATTCACTTGGAATGCCAGTCATAATCGTAGAGAAATTCTGCTTACGATTCATGTCCACAAAAGTGGTGTTTGTCAGTCCAATGTTACTCGTTGCATTAATAGCATCAAGAACTTGGAACTTCTGTCCAGCACCAGTTAAAGCATACTGATATGTGCCAGAAGAAGTAGTAATAGTTACTATTTGACCAAGGCAGTTCCACCCAAAAGCATCTTCAACTTGACGCTTAGAATCATTGATAAATTTACCAATGAGAGTGGAATAAGTTGTTTCGTTGTAAGTGCTTACAACAGGTTCACGCAAACGAATCAATACATCGTTGACCAGTTCAAGAAATGTCATTGGGTTGCCTCATTTCGCTTTTGCCTTGTTCCTTGCGGATATAGCTTTAGCTTTTGCCTTTGCGTCAGTCTTGGAGTTAGCACCCCATGCTTTTAGCGAAAGAAGCAGTCTCGTTGGTTCACCATTCTTGAACTCAGGGCCATCCATGTTGCCCATCCGAGCCAAGAAACTTGCTCTACGGGGATTATCCCCTGATTTGACAGGAGGTTTTAAGTCCCCGTCAGTTTCTGCATTATAAGATGATCTCCCTTTAGCATTCAACCCACCTTTGGGATTTTGACCAGCTTTTGTTTGCCAAACAGGAGATTTCATATTACATCTTTCTAGGCTTTTTCTTGGGTTTTGCCATGCCAGCTTCAGACAAGGCAATGGCAATGGCTTGCTT